CCTAATGCAGGGGTATCTGTAGATGCATCATAGAGACCTTTATATAAATTGGGTGTACCTGGTGGTAAATGTATTAATGGAACTAATCCCCCAACAAGAGGTGTATAACCATTGGTCGCTCCCTTATTAGCAATAAGTTCCCTGGCTGCTAAATCTGTAGTTAAATTTACTACTGTGCTTTGAGCCTGAGTACCTGTATGATTTGCACGATCTTGATAAAAAGAAGCTAATTGATTATTAAGTCTTTTAGAGTCATCTACTGTTCCAGTATTACCAACATCATATACTGACTTGAACATATCACCCTTAGAAGCTAAATCAGCAACAAGACCAACAATTGTTGATTGCGCTTGTGTTCCAGTATGATTTGCTCTATCTAGATAATATGAACCTGCTTGACCTTCAAGTTGAAAGCTATTTGTTACAACACCAGTACCAAAAGGATCGTATTGGGATTGATACATTAAACCAACTGAAGAGGGAATTACCTCATTCAGCTCGTCAACAATAGCATTTATATGGCCAAATCTGGCCAATGTCATATCCTCATCCTTTATAATAAAAGGATCAGGAGATAAAGGTCTAAATTTGTCCATTAAGGATATACAATTACTTTAATTGGTGTATTAAGTAAAGCAGTATCACCTGGTGTAGCATCAACAGCTGAAAATGTAAATATATTTATTCTAAATGTATTTGATAAAACGCTTGCTAATGCTCCTGTTACTATATTATTTCCTATAGAAACAGTTGTTTTACCTGCAGGCATAACGTTATTACTACCAAAGGTCAGAGAATACTGTCCTACACCATCATAGCTTAATGATGGCTCTGAACCTATTGTATTTTCCAACACAACCATAGTAGGAGCATCTACATCATCTTGAGTTAATAAAGCTGTAAATACTATAGGTTTCTTCTTACCAAGAAACTGCCAGTTAAACTTTTTTTTAATATTAAATTCGTTGGGCATGATATTAAATTTTTTTTTTAGTTTTAAATTAAAGAAAAAAAAAGGAGAGCATCATACTCTCCTTTTTCATGATATTATGATTAGAATGATCCGCCTGTAATAGGGTTTCTCATAACAATTTTAAGAACTTTGGTTGGATCTTTAACCCAAATCGCTGGCATAGTCTGAGTCATATATACTCGATATCCATTGAATTGTCCGCTAGATGCAAATCCAGTACGTCCCATATAATCCATAGTACCATTTTGATACCACCATCTAAGTTGATTATCCCAATCAAGTTTCAATAAGTAGATATTATCATTACCTGTATCTGTAATATCAAATACGATAAAGTTATATGAACTTAATGGATAACCATCAATGATTGGGTTTTCAATATCATTTGTATGAATGTTATCGAATGCTGGATTAAGTACAAACTTAACGTTAGCTAAGAATGGAATTATATAACTAGTGAAAGAGAATCCATAATTCAGATCCATACCTTGACCAGTTATCGCACCAATACCGTTGTTTGAAGCAGCTTGAATAACAAGACCTGAGTTAACAGCTTCTGCTTTAATTGCTTCGTTAACAAGTCTCATTCCACCCATTCCTGTTTGTACAATTAATGTACGCTGAGGATCTGGTCCTTTGAATTCAACTTTTCCAGCATAGAAATTATAAATCTCTGCACGGAATAATTCAAGTGTGAAATTGTTCTTATTATATATACGTTTAAAAGAGTTATCAAGTTGTTTCCATAAACCTACAGAAAGACGTACGTCATCTGGACCATCTTGTTTAACACGACCACCGTGTCCCCACATTAAATAATTTTCAATATCATTTGAAATCTTACTAAGATGTGCAGTTTCAAGATTAGTTAAGAAAGAACGAGTTAATGAACCATTTTGCATAGCTCTTTTAACATAGTCTTTACCCATTTTACCAATCATATCCTCAATCTTTGAGATTGATGGATCAACATTACCATCAAAGTTACGCCAGATTTCTGTTACAGGAACTGTACCATCAGCGTTCATTCCACCTTTGATCATAAGATCAGCACGAGAAGAAACAGAATAATGAACGTGAGCTTCAGCTCCACCTACGAAGTTGTAGAACTCACGAGTACCTGAACGTACTGAAATATCAGAAAATCTCTCACCGTATTCTCCACGGGCAGAACTTTTTCTAAATAACTTAGTACCATTCTGTAAGTACTTATTATCTAAGAACTTATAGTTATCATTATTAACTAATTGAACAGTGTAGATAAATCCATCACCCATAGGTAATATATCATCTGCAGTTACATACATCTCACAACCGTTGTATTTATCATATGTGATAATATCACCATGACCAAATTCTCTACGATTGATTTTGATTTTAAAGGGAGTACCATCAACGCCTTTTGTTGCGTTTCCTGATTCTATATCCTCAATAATATAAGGCAGGTCATTAGAAATGGGAGTATTCCATTTCCATTCCCCGCGACTATTTGTTACTGGGATTACGTTCTTTCCACCAAAACTTGATATTTGGTAGAGCGGCATTTCAACTTTCTGAGTCATTGCCCATAACTCAACAGCCCCCATATCTTGGGGTTCTGCAGTCTTCAGCATATTCATTAAGTGATAAGAGTCTATATGAGAAGACGCCTGATAATTGGTGTCCCTCAAAAATAAACCATTATTTAATACTGGAGTTGGCATAGTTTAATTAATTTAGTTTGTTATTTTTATATTTGATTTAGATTTAACGTTTGAAGAATGCTTTCGACGGTCTTGGGATTTTTGGACTCTTTGAGTCAGATCTTTCATCTTCGCTATTTGACGATCCCTGTTTGTTCGCCTGTTCTGTTTTGAGCATCCGCACATGTTTTTCAGTTGTTTGTTTTTCAGCACTTTCTCTTACCTTAGCTTTATAATTCTCTGGATCATTAAGTAACCAAAGAGCTTCAGCAATTAAACCATGGTTAGGTTCTATATATTGATGTTTTTCAAGAAGATATCCTAATAGATTAACTTTAGAACCATTAGATGCTGGATAATTGGGTTGAATTAACCCAGTAAATAAAGCACTCTTTGTTTTATTATCTAATTTAAGTCCATTAAGATTATCTTTATCTAATGTATCATAGATACTGTCACTATAATTTTTTGCAATCGCTGCTCGTCTTTTATTAGATTCTTCTTGAGCTCTAATCTTTTGTTCTATAATTTGGTCTTGAAGATTATCTAATTTTGGTTTAAATTTAGTAGCGTATCCTTCTAATTCATCTCTATCTCTCCATTTTTCTATTTCGCTCTCAATGAATTCAGAGTCACCAAATTTAGTAGCATGTAGATAAGCTCTTACAATATTCTCATGATCGTCTTCATTTGTAACACTTAGATCATTAATTTCTTCTTTTGCAGCAAGATGTCTAAATAAACCTTTAAAGTCTTTACCGCCATCTGCAGCATATTTAGCAGCAATTTTTAATTCATTTGGTAATAAATTAAAAAATTCACCAGGAGCTTCTTCTTTAGCTTTCTTATCTTTAAATTTAAAATTCTCTTCTATAAGTTCTTTAATGTCTTGAGATGTATACTCTTCAAAAGGTTTATCATCATCAAAAGGGGTTATTAAACCCTCATCAATTAAACTAGAAACGAAGCCTATTAAATCTTTATCTTGCGCTTTAGGTCTTCCTGGTTTACGTTTTTCTTCTTCTTCTACATCATCACCAGGGATATCTATGATTGATGTATCAATTGGCTCTTCTGGCTTTCTTTTTGTTGTTTCGTTTTTCTTTTCATCATCAGAAGATTCTTCTTCTGAATTTTCTGTAGTTGGCTCATTGTCAAGAAATTGAGTACTGATTACATTTTTACTAAATAGTGTAGGTTTCTTTTCATCAGGAAGCATTATATTATCTGCTCCTGGGGTTCCAAGAAGATCATCGATATTATCGATCTCTACTACACTTACTGTTGTTTCTGTTGTTTCTGTTTTGTTTTCAGGCATATTATTGATTTTTAATGTTATGCTGATAAAGTAATATAGGTAAAATTATATAATTAAACATTATATATTTATCAGCTGTTAGAGATTTATTTGAATTATATAGCTAATTTACTTTTTCTTCTTAGCATCATTTTGTTTTTTAAGCTTGCCAGCAGCTTGTAATTCTGATTTTGTTTTATTTTCCCTAGCAATCTCAAGCTCAATTTGTTTCTTTTCTTTATCAGCAGCTATCTTTTCTCTTTCAAGATTTTGACTATCTCTGAAACGTTGATTTTCATTAGCTTCTTTTTGCTGATCAAAGTTCATTACCTGATTAAACTCTTCAGATTTTCTAATACCTTCCATAGCATCTTGATAATCACTTTGTTGATTTGCATTTATATCCATCATTGCACCATACCCAGCTGCTTTAATTTCTGCAACCAGTATATCCCGTCTTCTATCCTTCTCATTCTCAAGAGCTTCACTATCTCTTTCAAGAGCCTTCTCGTTTGCTTGAGCTTCAATCTCAGCTTGTGAGAGCTTCATTTCATGTTCTTGTTCCTGAGCTCTTTGTTGTTGAATCTTACGCTCAATGTTTTTCATAACTCCGTTAGCTACTTTGTATAATATTACCAAGATCAAATATAGACGCTCCTGTTGTATTATTATCTGAAGCTAATCTTTTTAATTCTTCAAGAACAGCTCTATGATTAGCGTTTGTTGTTGCATATACATTTAAATCTCTCAATAATAAATCTGTACCATTCATTTCAAAATTAACCTTCTCATCATTAGATGTCATGTATTGTAAACGTAATGAAGGGTTTGTGGAATGATAGTATTGAGCAAGATCAGTACGCATCTGATGAACTCGAGGCATTAAGTAATCAGAATGATTTATAAAATAGATCTCTGTTTGAGCATATGAACCAGCAAGAGCTTGTTCTACTCCTTTAGCTGTTTCAGTTTGACCCATTTGTTGACCTAAACGTTCTGGTGTAATACCTATTGTTTCAAAAGCTTGTTGTTTAAAATACGTAGCTAATTGAACTCTAGATAGTAATCTCTCAGTTTGACTTAAATCTAATTTTTGAAAATGATTAAAATTAAGAGCGTTATTTGTATTAGCTAAAGATGTGTCTAAAGGTAATATTTGAAAATCTTTCATTGCAACATAAGCTTTTTGAAAGTTATGTTTTCCCCAGTCTTCTCCCATTGAGTGTCTAGGTAATGCGTTCTGATCTAATAATATAACTGTTCCTAATTCATCTATTAATATGTCCGCTATTTGATTATTGGTCATATTAAAACTAATTTGGAAAGGTTTCATTAAATCCACCAATGATGTTGATTTTGTATTTCTATCAGAGAATACAGAACCCTCCACTGGTAATTTACATCCATAAAGAGAGTTATCTCCTTTAAATTGAAATTTTAACTTCCCTATTTTATTTTGATTAATACCTAAATATATAGGACTGAAACCATTAGGGTTATTCATTCCCCAAAAAGCAGGTTGTGATGGACCTAGTTTAACACCACCATATGTTTCATTTAACCAGATCCAATCAATGTGTTCACCAAAGACTAAATTATCTTTAGTTTTACTTTTCATAAAAGCTGTGTTGTACACAGGTTTATCTGTAATTTTATATTCTTCTGTTATAATATCTTTAATGACTTCTCCTGCTTCAGATATCTTTGTAAGAAAACCAACTTTTGCTTGTGATTTCCAATAACATACGGTTTCACGAATCATGTAATTCATACCATCTGACGCATCTTCAGACTCTCCTAGAATCCATGCTGTAATATCTCCTTGTGTGGGAATATTATCATAGACAGACATGTATTGACGCATGGCTAACCCAGGCATATTAACGTTCTGATCATGTGTTTTAGTAGCATCATAGAACGTCCCATCGTTTTGATATCCGCCAATCGCATAACCTGCAGCTTTTACTGGATAGATTGTTTCTAGGGACTCTAATTGTTTTTGTGTCATAACCCATCCATACTTGTCGATGGCATCAGCTATACTTATCATATTAATCTTACCTACGTAATTACCTTCTGATATATAACGTATATCTGGGGATTTATGATAAAAGGTTAGAACAGGGTTCCATAATTCAATGTCATAATCATCCTCCATCATTTTGAAATGCCAAAATTCTGAATCTGTAATAAGCATGTCCTTGAATCCTCTTTCTTCTAATTCATCCATTCTGAATCTAGCTTCATCAACGTTTGTTTGATGCATTGCCCATTGCTCACACATTGAACGATATGACTTATCATAGAACGTTTGTATTTCAGGAAGAGATTTTAAATTTTGAGGATCTAGTTGTTGAGCAACCTCAGGATCTTCAAAATCAGCACCTTGTTCTAAAAGTTTAGTATAAAGTTTCATTTCAGCTTTAGCTAAAAGAACTCCCTCTACATCTGATTTTTTTTGTTCTAATTGCTCATTATATGTATAATCATCAATAGCCTTAAACATTATTTTTGAATTACGCTTAGCGAATTCAGAAACAAGGATATTAATCACATTTGGTATAATAGGATAGAACTTAAGTTCTAAAGCACTAGTGTCCTCTTCAGTAAGTTGTTCGATTATATCAGATAGTTCATTATCTTCTTCAACTATATAATCGCTTTTATCTATAATTCCTTTTGCTAATTTATAATTCTTTAGAAGTCTTCTACTTTTACGTTTTAATTGCTTAATGCCCTCCCACTCAAGCCAATCCATATTCCATGCAGCCCACACATCATCTTTTTGACTTTTAGGTAAAAACTGAATTGGTTGTGTAAGATTACCTAGTTTGCTTTGTTCTGCCTTTTTACCAGATTTTAGGTCTAGAGCGTTTAGTATTTGCATTATCTAATATTTTTAAATGGAGATCTAATGGGTTTACTAGAACCTCTTTGTCTAGTACTACCCAAATTCTTAAACATACTTTTGTTCAATGTAACACTTTTTTCTGACTTTTTCAACTTATTGTTACTCAATTCTTCAACTCTTTCTCTATAACCCCTATTTGCTTGCTGTACTTTTGCGAATGCAATTAGTGATGCTAAGGCTACCAAACGGTCAACGTTTAGCTTTTCTCTATATTGAGACATCTCTACCATTGCCATAATATCAGGAATTCTTTCAACTCCATAAACTGTTTTAACAACTTTCCCATCAGGAAGAGTTATTGTATCTATTTCTTCTTTAAGATATTCAATTAAATAACTTAATAAGTGATTTCTAAAAATTGTACCTGTATTCTTCCAACCATATTCTTGGAATACATTACTATTTGCCCCAAGGTCCTTTAGGAAAAGAATTTGATTTTTGGGAACCAGAAGATATTGTTTGGATTTACTAATCATGTATTGAATGAAAAGAGATATGTTATTCTCTACCAATGCCCATGCGTTATACCATTCAATAATTAATTCTAATTTTTCATGTGTTTTATTAATATCATCAAATCGACCACACCAACATGCTACAATTTTATCCTTTTCTATAAAACTTTCTACCTCGTTTTCATTTATTCTTTTTACATATACTGGGTTCTTATAAACATATATTGAACACAATGATTCTGAGGTTGTTGTCTTTCCTTCAGATACAGGGTCAATTCCTGCATAATATGTTCCAAACTCTGAATTCTTTATTGGGTGTTCCCAGACCACAAAAGCTCCTTCTTTATCAACATCTTTTTTAGAAATAGGGAAATCCTTTATAGGTATCTTATTAGAAGGTTTATGTTCAATATCACCTTTATCATTTCTAAACAATTCTAATAGTTCATATGGGTATTCCTTTTCTTCTATACGTCTTGTTTGTGATGCAATTAAATTTAATGGAAAAATAGATACTGATCTATAAGCAAAAGCTTCTTCAATATTTTTAGGATGTTGGGAAATACGATATTGATATTTTTCTGGGCTTAAATCTTTTTTCCATTCAAGTCTTTCTTCATCAATTGCTTTGATGGCTTCTTCAACTAATGAGTTACCATAATCATCTATATATGGTGGCATTGACCATTGTTCTGGTATAAATAATCCACACTTAGCTGTATTTCCTTTATTATCTAGTAGATCTGTTTCAACAGCATAAATACCATTAGCTTTAGGATCAAGTATCATATCTTTTAATGGTTCGCATTGATCTAAATCACCAACAGAACCAGCCGCAACAAATAGACCTGTAGTCATTTGACCAGACCTCATTGCGGGAAAAAGAAATTCTGTTGTAATATCCATAGTTGGAGCAATACCAGCTTCCTCATAAAAGAACATTGAGCATGGTCCACCTACACCTGCTGTTGGATCTTTCTCAAAAGTTACTCCTTGAAGAACTCCTTTAAGTCCCCTCATACTCTCACGTCCTCTATTTTTATAGGGAATTTGCTGTTGCCACATTAACATCTTTTCAGGTGTCATTGGTCTATACCATGCTGTATGTTCGTTTAGAAAACTTTTATATTCTGTGAAAAACTTCCAGGTACCTTTGTCATTAATATAATCTTTAAGACTTGCTCCTATTTTAAGAATAGGTGTTTCTTCAAACCATAAAAGATTTAACATTTTGGCAGCATGAAAATATGAGGAAGCAATCTGACGTTTCTTTAATATAGCTGAATGCAGATAATGTAATTCAGAAAGTACTTCATAAAGAGCTAGATGATATTGAGCATCACGAATTTGTGGAAAATCAAACTTTTTCTGTTCTTTATCGTTGATAGGTAAGAAGTTAATCCACATATAGTAATCTCTGGTAAGATACCACTGTTTATCATTATTCTTAACTATAACTCCATTCCTACACTTTTCTTTTTGATCATCCCAATATGATATATAATCTCTACTTTTAAAAGGAGCACTGCAATAATATTTCTTTTCTCTAAATTTATCAGCCTCAAGATTAAATATTTTAGATGATTCATCGAACTCATATTTACCAGGTTCCTTAAAAGACGATAACACGAAACCTTTATAATCGTCTCGTGTTTTAAAATCAGTAGTGTACCAATGATTATTTTCCCATGTCGGGACTGAAATATAATTCATTAATTTATGTCGTCTTTATTCAATATTTTATTTATTATATTATCTAAGGAAGTCCCTGATAATACATTCATTTTAAAACTAGCTATATCTTTTCTACACACATTATCATTATACTCAACAATAAGTATAGCATTCCACAACATATTCTCAGCATCATAGAAAAACAAATATTTTTCTATTTCAAATATATTATCATCGTTGATCATAGGCCATTCCTGCATTACCCCTATAGTGAGATTGTTCCTCTTGTAAGTCTTTATAAGCTCCTTTAAATGAAGCCCTTATATCCTCAAAATTCTTAGCTGCTGTAATTAATGAATTAATGTTTCCATCACGCCCATGCGATATAGGTGTGTTTTCCATATACATTGCTAATTTATCAAGCATTGCTTTAATACCCCTATATGCTCTAAACATCGGAGTATCATACATTTCCTTAGCTTTTTCTAAACCTTCAACAATTAATTTATCGTCTATGTTAAAATCTGCTTCAACATCATGAAGTATAGTTTCTTCCTTAGTATCCTCAGGCATATCAAAATATACATTCAAATCAGGATTAGGACATGTCATATAAAAAATATATGCATAAATTTTAAGATGATTATCCTCATAATTATCCATTATGTTTTTAAATTGCTTTACAACATAACAGTGCTCTGTAGGTATAACCTTTTCATTTTGTACATCAAATAGTTTTACCATGGAGTGATTCTTTATATTTAATTAAATTTTTAATATCGTTTCTTCTATATTCTATAACATGAGGTATTGTTTCCTGTACAATATAATTATCATCATTATCTTTTTCTAAAATAGGGTAACCATACTCTGTTACTTCATCTTTTACTTTAAATGTAACATGTTGTATTGTTAATGTCCCAGGTTTTAGGTTGGGGTTGTGTCTAAGAATCATATACATATACAAACTTAATTGTAATGCATAATGATTAAAATTACAATCGTCTAGATGATCTACTGGGAATAGCATTTTTTTAGATACTCCATCCCAGCTCTTGTAACTTTCTGTTTTTATTTCTTTGTTTGTTTTATAATCAATGATGTCAACAAACCCATCAACTACCTCTACCCTATCAGCTTGACCGCAAATACCTATGGATTTAAGATAAACGAAATGTTCAGGATAAACCCCTTCAGTGAGACTTTGGTCAGGTGCATGTTTAATATCATCGTTATAAATAGGTTTAATGATAGGAATATCCTTGCCTTTTCTTTGTATTGTTTCAATCGCAAGGAAATCAGATTCTCTTTGATCATGATACCAGTTACCTAATTCAAGAGATCTCTCTGACTCAGTGGACCATAATTCTTTTATTTCTGTTGGTTTTAATCCATACCATTTAGATTTTTTATTCTTACCTGATTTAAGTGCCTGCTTATCAGCATCAAAAGGAACCTTAAATTGATTTATAAATTTAGTTACACTAACCCAATCTATGTTTTCATTAGGATCTATACTTTGATAAACATGACCTTTTGTTTTAAATAAAACTGACATATTAGTTATTTTTAGTTAATCTTCTTAATTCTCTTTCTATTTCTATTTCAAATTCTATCTTTAATTCTTTCGGCACACCAAGCATTCCATAACTACTAGGAATATAGTATGTTTTTTCTTCTAGTTCATCTGTTAATTTTTTTCTTAACAAATCTTCCCACTGATCATCCTTCATTACTGTTGTTAATATCATCATAATATTTATCGGTTATTACATCTAATACATGAAGATCGTCCTCATCTTCTGATTCAACCATTAAAGAATACATTTCATATTCTTTATTTGATAATAATTTATCTCTGTGCAATTGTCTAATAGATAATCTAAGAAGTATTCTTAATTTATCTATTGCTATTTCTTCTGATGTTTTATGTATCAGAGGAGATACATAACCATTAGTTGCTGTGCCCATAATTCGTATTGGTCCAGTAGCTTGTTGTCCCATTTTAATTACATCGTTTGTCATACAATGCCAACCATTACCATTATAGCTATATGAATCTCCCAGGGAGTCAATTGCAACATCCCCATAGTTAGGTTGTTTTACATCATTAACATTTGTTACAGTACCAATATAATTTAACGGGGTTGATAAGTTTATTGTGTTCATTGTCTTTATATCATTTGTAATGAAGTATCAATTTTATATTGAACTTCTAAAATTGTTTTAATTAAATTAATATCATCTGTTAGGGTAACTTCATTTAATCTATCATAAAGAAGTTTACTATCATCTTTTCCTATATTATTTTCATTTGCTTTTATTAAAGCAAGAATTCTAATTTTGTAATAAGATGTTATTAGTTCGCCATAATCCTGTGCAAAATATCTTCTTCTGTAGGTATTATCGATCTGCGCTCGTAAACCAATACCGTTATGGTGATAATCAGTATCGTCGTTTATGGTGTTACAAATTAATTGGTCCGTCATAATAGTCACTAGATTTAAAATTTTCATTGTTTTTATCTAATGGATAAGTATCAATTAGATTATCTATAAATAGTATATCCTCTTTTGTTGTTGCTGATTTTAACATCTTTGATAATTTGAATCTATCTTCATCAGGGATATCTGCACAACCCATAGAACTATCAACAACAGCTCTATAGAGTTCAAGATTATACATTTGATGACCTCTTCTTCCAGTCAATATCACCCATTCTCTTTCTTTATTAATCGTCATCATCTTCTTCTATTCCTAATTCTTTGTTTAACTCTGTTTCTTCATTTTCTGTAAGAACTGCCTCCCAGCGTTTGTTATTTACATCAGCGCACTCCTCAGATAATGAGCGTGTCTTCCATCCTAATTTACATCCACATAATGAACAACAAGGAGCAGATCCCACAACTAAGCAT